AGTTGTGTTCGCATAATTGTTATTATTTACACAAATATACAAACTTTTTTATTATAAACAAATTATAAACAAATTATTTTTTAAAATCGTTTATATTAATTATTGATGCTTGACTTTCATCTAACAAATAACAGGGCTTTAATACTTTCTTTTTTGTCCATAGGGTTGTGTCTGGGCAATACATATCTTTACTCTTTAAGTCCTTTAATTCGTTTAGCCAATACATATAATTACCTTTAGGGTCGTTTACAAAGTATAATGCTATCTTACCTGTTTCTATTAGCTTATCGTACTTGTAAACCTCTAACATCTTTTCTTTGTAGTATTTTTTTCTAAACTTAAATTCTATTATACACTCTTTGCCTTTTGGTGTCGTGCCTATTGCATCGTAATGCTCAAAACCCTCTCCTGTGTGCTTTAAGTTCCACCCATCTAAGTTTAATAAGTGTATTACTGCTTGTTCCCATTTGTGTACATCTTTTATCATTTATTGTATAGTCTATCAATATCCGCTATCCATCGTTTTAATTCTTTGGGTCTGCAACTACACGGCTCATAATATGTGTGATTATAATACTTTGCGTGAAGCGTACATAATAGCTTGTATTGTGGTTTACTTAGTTTCGTTGTAACCTCTGCTTTAAATTGTTCCCATTGTTCTTTGTCTTTTAATTCCATAAGTCTAAATCTATATCGTTCCACTCATCTCGTCTTTTGTCACACCCACAATCTTTGCCAAGTGCTTTGCTAATCTTTTTTACAATCCAATGAATACCTGTATAATAAGTAATGTAGTATACTAAATCCCCTAATCTCATAATAATTCATTTATTGGTAATATAATTCCTTTACTCGCCATATAATCGCCCCCTTTTTTATCTCGGTTTGTATTTATGTATTTTCTGCATTTATCTTTTAAATCCTTTGTTTTTATAATATATAATTTATCTAAATATATATAATATATATCAGCTTTAGTAGCTGCAATCCCACTCGGTTTTCCATTACAGGAATACTCTACATAAAAATTCCCTGTTAATTTATATTGTGCATCGCTTTTAACCTCAACACCTATTTGCAGTTCTGGTATATATATATCCCAATCCAAACAATAACCATCTATTATATATGCTTTAGGATATTTTTGTTGAATATGCAATAACGCTTTCTTCTCATACTGTTTGCCATTTTTTAAATCGTGCTGAAATTTATTTGTCATAATTTATCTTTTATATGTTTCTTTGCGTTTACATAAGTGTTGTATAATGAATAATAGCTTATGCCTGTTTCCCTACTCAATCCTGCTACGCTTTTACCACTTGCGCAAATCTCAAATACCTTTCTATCGTACCAATACATATCGTTTAGTATATTGTCTATTTGATTTTTTTGTTTAGCGTATTCTACCTCATCTATTCCTAATTCTTCTATTTGTTGAAGTTCGTTTATTTCTTCTATGTATTCCTTTATTTGTCTTGCTTCTTTTTTATGGGTGTTTAAGTATATACCCCTTAGCACCTTCCAACAGTAATAAATATTTACATCTTCGTTGTGCCACAGGTCTAAACCCTTATCTACGTCTTGGATAAGCTGTATATACATTTCCTGTACTATATCCTCTGCGGTGCTTTTATTACACCCAAAGGCATAAACAACTCTTAGCCAATCTTGATGGCGTTGATAAGCCACTTCTACAAGACTTTTTTTCATTCTAATAATTTCTTTTTAGGTACTACAAAATATTCTAAAGGGTCGTATATCTCGCCAACTACAAAAGGCAATCCAAACTCATTAATACTAAAGCTAAACGTTTCAAAAGCATAACCCCTTGACCGTTTACAACTTACTGTAACCCATTCTTTGTTTACTGTATTTGCTTCTAATTGTATTTGTGTTTCTGTTTTCTTTTCTAAAAAACTTCCTAAATGTCCTGTGGGCTTGTCGCTTCCGTAATTGCTATGTATTACTGTAATGATGTGGCAATTAAATTTAGCACTCCATTCCATTATTTTCTGAACACATAAATTACTTTCTTCTAAATTGTTTACATCGCTTACCAAATCGGCAATGCCATCTATTATAACAAGTCCATTTTTGTCTTTATTTTCTTTAAGGATAAATTCTATAAATTGTAGTCTTTGTTTGTAGCTAATTGTACGAAGCGCAAAGGTCTGATAACAACCTACGTCTTTAACGTTTGCCATATCTATAACTCTTTTAAATACTCTTTGAGAATGCCAATGTCCTTGCTCTGTATCAAAGTGTATTAAACACTTACCCTCTCTATGTCCTTTTATCTTACCACCAAAATTGTTTCCACCACTCAAAAATACTGATGCAAGTAGTGATACAAAAAATGTTTTCTTTGTTTTAGGTGGTGCTTGTACAAAGCTAAAGTTCCCATAAGTTCCTATTGGTATAGGGAACGTTAATTCGCCGCCTTTTGTGTCTATTGTTTTTTCGCCTAAACTCAATGCAGTTGGTGGGTACTCCATAACTTCGGTAGTGTCTATTGTACACTCGTCTTTTATAAGTTCCATCAGCATATTTTGTGTAGTTTGTTCTTCTGTCATTTCTTTAGTTAGTTATTGTTTTCTATAAAGGTATAAAAAAAGGGGCTAAAAAGCCCCCTTGATTATGAAAAAATTAAAATGGTAGGTCTGCTGCTTCTTCTTTTGGGTGTTCCTGTACAGCTTCCTGTACTTCTTTTTCAGCGTTTACAATAGTTCCGTTGTTCCAGACAACCTTACCATTGCCTAAATACGTCTTTTGTTTTTTCGCTTCTCGTTCTTCTTGTGTTTGACTAACATAGATACCTGTGTTGTTTCCGTATCGTGTTTCGTCGTTTACAGACATTGTTAAATTGACGTATACAGCACCATCTTTACCTGCTATAAACTTCTCTTTTGGTAGTTTGTCCACTCTTAAACTAAAATTAATTAATGCACTCATATTTATTTGTTTTTAAAGGGTTTTATATTCTGTTTTTTGTTTTTTAAAACTTTCGCTTTCATCTTCGCCAAATACACCAAGTTCGTAAAATCCTGTTAGTTTAAGGACTGCTCGGCTCATTGCACGTTTTTCTGCCATTTCAGCAACATACCAAGAATTAGTATTACCGTCTTTATATGTGTCGCCTTTTAATGCGCTTCCAAAGGTTTCTATGCTTTTACCATCTTTTTCTGCAAGTGCTTTAAATACTGCAAAATTTGGCTCACATTTTATAACCTCATAATTTACACTCATTTGTTCAATAGCCATAATTTTATCTATGCCCTGTCTTGTGACGATTGTGTAGTGATTGTTTTGGTGTTTAAAAAAATCGTCTTTAGTTAAATTGTACTTTTTGTACAACTCTGTTAGTTTTTGTTTATTCATTGTTTTAATTTATAATTGTTATTATATCCTCTAAATTATATGTGTCTTCAAAAATAGAAATATATTCATCTTCAGAAATATCCTTATATACTTTTTTGTCCTCAACAGGTGTAAAGTTTATTGAAGTGTACATAGGTTCATTTTTTTCATTAAAATAAAAATCATCTAAATATGCATTACTTACAATACCTATTACTTCTTGTTGAAAGTCATCATATTCAACTTTAAAAACTACTTTTAATCCTATTAAATCTTTTAATTTACTTATTGTCATTGTTCTTTATTTAAATATTCTACTTCTAATATTGCTTCTAAGTATTCTACTCTACTTTCTAATGCTTTTACTCTTGCATTTAAATAGTCTATTGTCGTTGGGGTTGCTGCTCGTTTAACGTCCTCGTAATGTGTCATAGCTATTCAGTAAAGTAATCAAAAGGACTTGAAACATTGCCACAAAAGGTATTTAAGTCCATTATAGTTCCGTACTTTAACTCTGATACAAATTCTACTTCGTCTAAAGCATCTGTAATACTCGCTACTAAGTTAGGGTACTGTAAATTCGCTGCGCTTAGCTTGTCCTCATAATAAGGGTGTAATCTGTTTAATAGTGTCATATTGTTTTTGTTTTAATTAATGATAAACAAATATAACAAAAAATATTTTTAATAAACAAATTTTAAACAAACTTTTTTTTTAGAACACAAAAAAACCACCTTTTTATAGGTGGCTTATTCGTCTGTTAAAAACAGCATTAAAGAAAACAATAACAAACAATTTAGTTGGTTACTCAAATATACTACTTATTAATGTATTAAATGTAAAATGTTTTTAGGACTTATTAACTAAAAGTTTTGTTTGTCTTTTAGTTCCTGTAGTTTAGTCTTGTATTCGTTAAATATTTCTAACCATTCTGGGTCTGTTAGTTTTAGCACCCCTCTTGACTTTTGCAAAAGTTCCTGTGATAGTTCCTGTCCTAAAGCTATACTATATTCATATTGCCTACCATACTCAAATCTATTACACTTCCTACATTGTGCGTGTACGTTCCTTTCATCGTACCTTGTTATTAAGTGTTGTCTACCAATAAAGTGTCCTGCATCTGTTTCTGTGAAGTGTACCCTTTTATTACAAGATATACAATTACAATATCCTGTATTGTTATCCGCATCTCTACGTCTTATATACTCGTGAAAAGGTTTGTCAATCTTATTCTTCCAATATTTTAATGTTTTCTTTTTTGCCATTTCGCTATTGAATACACTACAGGTATCTTATATTTATTTATAACTTATTTATTTTTTATTAATTTATTTCTCTATTTATTTAGAAATATATTTATATCTATATATTTAGAAAACAATTTTTTATAATAAATGGTACAAAGTTATATATTTATTTTGGATAATTCAAGAAAAAAATTATTTTTTCCAATTCTTAGTAATCTTTTCAGCACTTCGCATACCAAAATAACCACCATAAACCAATAATAATAATGAAGAAAGTAAATCAATCCAATTAGGGTCTATTTTAAAACCTTCTAATGAACTATCTAAGATAATATATACAAATAATGTAGCGGTTAAAAAAGCGAGTGTTAGCGGTCTTATATTGCGTGTTAAATAGCTGTCTGTTTGGTTATCACTTACCCATCTCTTTGTAGTTTCTTGCATTTCTAACATATCGTACCTAAGTTCCTCTAATAATAGTTCCTTATCCGCTTCTGATATTTGTGTGCTACCCTCTATTTGTTTTGCAAGGTCTTTTAAACTGTCAATACCTGTTATGCTACCTGCTGCGTCTAATATACTCGGCGCAACGTTTTTACCTTGTTTTACAAGCCATCTAAGAGCATCGCCTACCCTTGTTGTTCCGTTTCGTTCTTTGTAGCTTTTTTTTGACATAATTTATTTAGTTGAATAGTCCCACCTTGCTCTGGTCTTGCGTATGTCGTAATGTACAAAAGTATCATACAAACCTAAACCACCTTGAAGCATTACACCAAAGTCTATTAAATCTTCTATAATAGCGTAAACCTCAATAGGTTTTAAACTCTGTATTGTAATATCCGCTGCTTTTCCGTATATATGTTGTGAAGTTTCAGAGCCACCTACGTTGGCGTTATGTGGTACGCATCTATAAGCACTATTTATTTTTATAGGTCTACCTACATAATCTCTAAGTATTTGTAATTGTGCTGCAAGTTTTATTACATTCTCGTAAACCTCTAAAGGCATACTCGTTTGGTTTTTGCACCTATCACAAGTACCCTTGCATTTAAATTCCTGTCTTTTAAAGTTCTTTGTCATTTTTTTTCCTGTGCGTTTCGTATATTTTTTGAAACGTATATACAATAGAAGCCAATAAAAGAATAATCTTTAGACTATTCTCAACGTGCGTAAAACTTACCCCTAAGCTAATAGCATTAAAAAAAGCTATTCTCAAATCTTGTACACTCATAGCATTAACCCTTTTAAAAAGTTATTCCATTTAGCGATTAACCAAAATTGTAACGCTTCTATTTTATCTGCTAAGTATCTTAGTCCTTTTACCATTTTATTACATTTTATTTTCTAAATAATCAATACCATAAAAGTTGTGTACTGGTTCGCCGCTTGGCGTTACTGCATAGCTTTTCCACCCATAAGGGTGTTCTTCTATTCCGTTCCAAACAACATCAATTAGGTATTTATCACTTAATACTGGCTCAACGTATTCTTCTGTTTTTTCATCAAAATAACCCTCTTCCAATACTTCGTGACCTAATCTTACAACAGCGTGGCTGTGCGTTGGGTTATTTTCCTTATCTACTCCCAAACCTTTTATTTTAGTTTCAGCTTGTTCCTCGCTTTCAAAAATATATTTTCCTACTTTTATCATAGTGTTGTTAATTCTTCTGCTTCTTCTCTTGTTAATGCTCTATCGTAAACTCTTATATCGTGTATTTTACCCTCCATAAAAGTACCTGTTAAATTAGGGTTTGAAAAAGTTAATTTATTTAACCCTGTTGGTAAAACTTCATCATATTCAAAGTAAACTCTGCTTCCGTTTACATAAAAAACAATCGCGTCTTCATCAGCGAAAGTTATAGCTAATTTATTTCTTGTGTCAAAAGTTAAAGGGTTGTAATCACTAAATACAGTTGTGCCTCCTGTAACTGTTAAAGCCCTAACACTTGTTCCTGTACCTTGATATTCAATTGTATGCCTATTATTTGCAGTGCCATCGCTTATTTGTATTTCCATACCACCGCCACTTTTAAAAGGCGTTGCATCTACAAACAAAGTACCCTCTGTAATATCAAACAAATTACTATCTTCAACAAAACACTCATCTTTTAATCTTGTTACTGTACTTGCTTCTGTTTTTATATAGCTTGATGCATAGCTTCCGTCCTCTATCTGCGCACCCCATATATATACACTTTCGTTTTCTTCTGGTTTTATGCCAAATGATTGTGACGCCGATGCTGTATGCGTTGCGGTTAATCTGTACCAACCATTGCCAAAATCTTCAATAGTGCCTGTCATACTTCCACCCTCGGTGTCTACTATTCCATTTCCTAAATCAAAAACAACTCTATTTGTAGATGAACTTGCATTAAATATTTCAATAAGACGTGAATTAGACATTTTAACAAATATAGATGCTGTTTTTTCTGTAGTGTTCCAACTACTAAACCTATAAACTCCACCACCACTTGCGGTTGAGGTTAAAAGGTCGGCTGTTAATGTTCCGTTTGGTGCAATTATTTGATTTGTTGTAATTGTGGAATTTGATTTAAACCAAGCACTTTGATTAAATTGCTCTGAATATGTAAAACCGTTTGTTCGTTGGCTTTCTAAAAGTAAACTCGGACAGTTGCTGTTATACCAATCTAATCTTGGTACATCTGTAAAAGTTTCTACTGTTTCTGTAACTTGACTGCCCTCTGTTTTTATGTAATCAGACAAAGCACCTTCGCTAAGCATAGCACCCCAAATATATACTGACTGTGCACTTGTGGGAATAGTAAACCCTAATGTTTGACTTGAAGTACCTTGATGAGTACCTACACATCTAAACCAACCATTCGGCAAAGAAATAATTTGACCGCTAAAATTACCACCTACACTTTGAACAGTACCAGTATCTAAATTAAAAATAATTTCATTACTTGGAGATGATAAGTTTGTTATTCTAAAAGTCGATGATGTGTTTTTCTTTACATATATTGAAGCGGTTTTAACTGCTGTACTCCATTCGTTAAAATCTGCTAAACCACCATTGGAAGCTGTTGAAGTTAATAAAGTGCTTAAAGAAGCACCATCTGGAGCAACAATAGAAGAAATACTATCAGTAGAATTACTGTTAACCCAATTACTTTGCGTAAAATCTTCACTATATAAAAACTCATTAGTAATACTACCGCTTGTTTTAGCTTCCTCTATTAAACCATCTTTACGTACTCTTGTACCTATTGACTGTCTTGTAAAGTCAAAATCGCCTGTAGCATCATTAGGCAAAATAGAATATACTTTACCGCTTTTATATCCGCTCGGTATTAGTGCTAATTTAGGATTGCTCATTATCTCTCTGTTAAAATTACTGTACTATCAACATAACGCCAAACTCCGTTTGACTGCCATCTAATAAATATTTTATCATTTCTACTTATTTCTAAATCGTGCGCAAAGTCAAATGTTAAGCGCATATTTTCGCTCGGTGTATAAGTTAAGGTTTTAGTGCCTATTTGTGTTACTTCATCGTTTTTGTATATTTGTATTGTTGCGCTTGTTCCTGTTGGTGTTCCGTATGTTACACCTCTACTTGTATATTTATTTGCCGTAATTGTAACGCTTGTCACATAGCAATCAAAAGGAACAGGAATACTACCATAAGAATAAGGAAATTCAGTAGATGCGCCACCTTGATACAAAGTATAATTACTTGTACCACCTAAATAGTGCCTACGATTAAACGCCAATCGTTCAGAAGTAATACCTCTTGTGATAGCGTTTCTTGATTTTTTTTGTATTATACTATTTAGCATCTCTATACGTTTGGTAGCAAATCGCTACAGCTTGGTCTTTTTTATACTCCTTGCTTATTTCTGCTACACACCTCACTATAAAATCTTTTTGCTTCTCGTTTGCTCTTGGTTTTGGTATCGGCATCAATATATTTTTTTAGTTTGTTAAGGTTTGTTTGTTTTACTTTATACCTCATAGTACCCAACCATTAAAAGTTGTATCTGTATCTGGGCTAATATCCTCGTTTGTGTTGCTTAAATACTCTGGGAATAAGTTATTGTTAAAACACAAATAATCTACTAATCGTGTAGAATAATAGTTGGCGTACTCTCGTGCCTTTGCTACTAAATAATCTACCTCGTTTTTATCTACGTTCTGTGCTGTTTCTGAACTGTGTTTAAGTACAGATTTGTTTGTAATCGTGTACGCTGCAAACGGTATATAGTTCATTTGAGCAAACCAAATAAGTGCAGGTTGTACATAGGTATTAACCAATGTTAAATAATCGCCTGATAATGTATCTGCAATTATATCTTCGCTAATTTTGTTGTATAAATCCGTACCTAACAAATTTTGTATATCTATTTGTTGGGCTACCTTAACAAACTGTATCATTTTATCTATATCAACGTTGCCATCAATAATAGAATTTTTTTTAAGGTCTGTTGTGCTTATAAATAATGCTGTTGCCATTTAGTTTCTAAATTTCATTTTGTTCCAATACTCTGCTGTATAACCCTTATACTTCATATCCTTTGGTGCAACAGGTACTTTTTGTGCGTTCGCCTCTGGCTTAAAACCTCGTTTTCTTGCCTCTGTTGTGCTTATTGCAGTTCCTAAACCTTTGCCACCCTCTTTGCGTACATACGTCTTACGAAGCCATTTATGACTACATCTCGCACCACCCTTTATAAAGCCAAATAGAATAGGTATCGCTTCCACCCTTTCCAAAACCTGCGTTTACAGCTTTGTTTTCCATAGCTACAATGTCCTCTTTACGATACACCTTTTTTGCACTTACCATTTTAGAACAAAACTGTCTTGACGTTGCCTTTGTTCTTGCAGGGCTATACATATAGCGTACTAAAAACTCATTACCTTCTTCTTTTGTTTGTTTACTTGTACCGTCTTGCTCACTCTCTCTATAAGGTTTTGCGCTTCCTGTACTTACAAACTCCCATATTTTAGATAGTAAACTCTTATCTTTTGGTTGGTTAAGGTCTGTTATTACCTCATCTAAACCATCTTCTTCGTCATAGTTTACCTCTCTTTCGTCTATTACCTCAAATTCTTTTAGTAGTTCTTCTTCGTCCTGTCCTAAATCTATTAGCGCATCAGCTATATCGCTACCTAATTCGTCTGGTAATTCCTCACTTAAACAACACTCTTTAGATAATTTTACACCTGTTTCTTCTTCTCGTGTTTCTTCGTCCACTACGTTTTCTAAGTCTGTAAACTCTAATGGTTGTAACGTCTTAAAATATAGTTTTAAGCTAATATTATTATAAGCAAGTATTTGGTCAAAGGCATCTATTAAAAGTGTCTGAAATGGTCTAATAACGGTGTTATCCATTAGTATACTTGCGGTCTTTAGTTCGTCCGCATTATTACCAAGTCCGCTACTATCCTTAATACCTAAAAGCATAGGCGATACAACTCTATGTGCTACCATAATCTTTTTACCACTCTCATCGCTTAGGAATTGGTATTGGTTATGCGCCTCACTTAGTTGTATTGGCTCTATTGTTGCAGCACTCTCTGGGTTGTCGTTAAACGCTAAAATAAACTTACCTGCGTTACTACTTCCGCTAAACTTTTGGTATATTCTGTTTTCTAACATTTGGCGTTCCTCTGCATTAGGCGTACCATTGTTGAAATTGATAAGCATACTCGGTGCAAGTCCGTTAAGTATGTTGTTTAAGTGATAGTTTGATATTTCTTCCTCTAACTCTGCATATTGCAATCCACCTTGATAATCTGGGCTTGAATAGTATTTATATCCTGCTCTGTATGGCTTTACATATACTATCTCAATAGCTTCTGTAGAATAACCAAAAGCAGGTATTCTTGTGCAATCTTTTACGTTCTTTACTTTACTCCAATCATCAGAGTAGTAATACGCTTCTATTTCGCCTTTTTCGTTGCATTTTTCGGCTCTTAAATTTTCTACAGGGATATGTTCTACTCTTGCTACGCTTTTACGGTCTTTTGAGTATATAACTTGCATTGAACATTGCCCCATAAGTTTAAGGTCATAACACAATTTGCGTACACAATCTTTGTGGAATAAAGTCATCATTTTAGCATACGCCTCTGGCTTTTTGCTGCTATCTAAAGCATCTAAACCTTTGCCATATATCATCTCACTAACTCCGTTTATAATAGCGTTATTTGTTGGGCTACCATTGTAACGGTCTATTAGATAACTAAAATAATTGTTATCAGTACCATACGCCACCCATTGCTTATTGCTTTTTTCTACAATCTCTGGGCTTGTATAGGTGCTTAAATTAACTACTCTTAAATCGTTCATAATTTATATAATTATATACTCGTTGTCATAACTATCCTCAACTGTATATTCGTTTTTGTTTATACTATAATAATCGTTGCTTATTTGATTAACCGTTTGGTCTGTACAAAATACCTTGTCCCTATATATTACATCTCTGTAACCTAATCTTTGTTCTTGGGATTTTTTTAATTCCAAAATATAAAAATCGCCTTCTGTCAATGTGCCAAAATCAACTGTAAATTGTAAATAGTCCCCACTTGTTGTAGGTATAGTTTCAACATCTATAGTTGTATTAGTGCTTTCACTTGTTAATTCTACTATAATATCATCAACATCAAATGTTCTTGGTATGATATTAAAAGTTTTATTTCCGCTTGTTTGTATGAGTTGCATATTAATATATAAACAAAACTAAAATATTTTGTATTGTATGGGTATAAAAAAAGGGCTACCTAAAAAGATAACCCTTAAATTTAAAACCCTAAATTATTATGCAGTTGGGTCAATCTGTGAAGCAGAAGCATCAGCAGTAATTACTGACCCTGTTACAAAGTATGGTGGCGCAGTTTCCTGTGCTACCGCTGTAATTGTATATCCTGTTAAATCTCCCATTGCAGCACCAGTTACAATAGTACCTCCATTTACATCAGCGCCGTGTTCTAATCCCATAACGAAATAGTTTCCGTTGTAGTCCTCTATTGCGATGTGTGGTCTTGCGTGTGCAATTAGTTTTAGTTCTTCTTGTGTCGCTTTGTCTTGGAATGTCAAAGTTAGGTTAAGTGTACTCTCATAGAAAGTTGTACCATTCTCTCTTGAAGAATTGATAGCGGTTTCTAAAGAAGAATTACCCTTAACATCAAATTGAAACCAATCAGGTGTACCGCTAAATGCAGTAATTTCACCTGCAGCGATGGTTGCATCGCCTAAAGTACCAAAATCAGCAAAGTAAATAGTTTTAATACCACCTACTGCACTTTTGCAAGGTACTTTTCTTCCTGTTGTTAATGAACAAGCCATATTTTTAAAGTGTTTTTAAATAAAAAAGGGTAGGGTAATTCCCCCACCCCTTTCTACGTTGATTAATTAATTATTATACAGTTCTGTAAACGATGTCAGATACTTGAGCATACTGTACACCAGCAGGTAAATCTCATTACTACTCTTACATTCATACTTCCGTTTATTTCGGCTTGGTCAATCACACGCACCTCATTCATATCATTGAGTAAACCTGTCCCAAAGAATAAGTTTGATTTTTCAGCAGCGATAATAGTACCGGCAGCAGCACCTCTTGCAGGTACTACAGGAATACCATCAAAGAAAAGGTTTCCTAATACTTGGTTGTTTCCTTTGTTTTCATAACCTGCAGCACCTTGTCCACCAGATTGAAAACCACCCAATGAACGTGTATAAGCACGAATAACATCAGAAGCTGCGTAAATTAGCAAGTCATCGCTTCCGTAAACAGCAGTAGGAATAGCATCTACAACAGCGCCAAGTTCAGAAACTACATTAGCAGATGTAATTGCAGCACCTGTCAAATCTTGCCCTGCAGGTAGGTCAGCATCTGTATCTAATTTAATTGAAAAACCATCAAACTGTCCACTATCACCGCTATCGCCAGACCAAATATTTCTTTCTGTACGGTCTGCTACTTTTGCAGCAACGTGAGCCAATACAAAATCAGAGAAGTTTGCAGGTAGGTTATCGAAAGCACTAAAGCCCATTTGAGCAGCTTCCCAATCGCTATGCAAATCTTTCTTACAAATGTCAAGATTTACTTGAAATTCCTCTGGTTGTAGGATTTTTTCAGTTAAAGTTAAAGTTCCTTGTCCTGTTTGAAAATCACAAGTAGCGTCTTGAACGATATCGTCAGTAGATGCTTTCTTGATAACAGACTTAAATTTAACATTAGGCATTACTGTAATAAGTCCTTTGTCTAATGTGTCAGCAGATAATAAAGCAGCAGCGATATACTTGCCACTAAATTCCCCTGCATAAGTTGAAGTAATTGATACACTCATTTTATTTTAGTTTTTAGTTGTTTATTAATTATTAAATTTTGCCATTACTCTATCTAAAGTACTCATTCTTCTATTAGGTGCGATATTGAATTTAGATAAATTTTGTTTTGTTTCTGGGTTTGCCTTAATTGGCTCGGCAGCAGGTGCGTTTAGTTCTTCTTGTACTTCTTCTGGCACTTCGTTTAGTTCCACTTTTTCGTGTTTGCAAAGTTCCTCAGTTACAAGGTTGCCTAATTCATCTGCGCTTAAATCCTCTTTTGGCTCTAACATTGCTTTAATTTCTTCAAGCATTGATTTAACCTCTGCTAATTCTTCTTTAGTAGCATAAACCTCTTTTTCTTCTTTTTCTTCAAGTTCCACGTCTTCCGTTGCTTCTACTTCTTCGGTTTCTTCTTCTTCCGCTTCTTCGGTTTTAATCTCTGCAATTAAACCTTCTTCGGTTACTACTAAAATACGTCCGTCCTCTAATTGGTATTCGCCAACAGGAACAGCTACTTTTTCATCTTCGGTAACAATAAAAATTTCCTTACCTGCTTCAAACGCTTCTGCCTCTAAAACAGTTCCGTTTTCTAACGCTTGTTGTTCTAACTTAACTTCTTCGCTAAGGTTTAGAACTTCTTTGATTTTACTAATCATATCGTTCGTGTTCATATTAATATATAATGGTTAAAAATTAATTTTGTATTTTTAAATAAATTTACGCAATCTATCTCTTAATTTAGAAAAAGAAGCCGTAGGAATTTTAACACCTAAATCTTTTGCGGCTTTTTCTGCTTGTGCAATTAACTTATCAAAAGCAGTAATATTTTTTTGTGCAGATTTTATTAATGGCTTGTTTTTGTTTTCAAATCTTTCTATATTTTTTTGGTAATCTTTCATACTCCTCCCGTATGACTTGAAAGCATTTTCTGCTCTTTGATATTCTTGCTCTGTACTTAAATATTCTCTTTTCAATTTAAAGTATTTAGCTTCTAATTTTTCTTTATTTTTTTCTGCTCTTTGATAGTCCTTAAATGCTTCGCCTAAAGATTTTTTGTTAATAGATAAAATTCTATTATTTTCTTCTATTTGTTTTATTAATTCTTGTGATGGCTTTTGAAGTTTATTTAAATCGTCCATTACACCTAATTCTAATTTTTGCGTTGCAAGGTGTGTTTCGCTAAACTGTTTAATTGGCTCGTTAATATGCTTTAAAGCTTTTTTGTAATTTCTCATTTTATAGTTATTTAGTTAATTATGCTTTTTTCTGAATTATAAACCACTCACTTCCATCACTCCAAACATATATACCCTCGTATTCCTTATTAATCTGATAGTAGTTTGTTGAGCCATCTAATGTATCGCCACCGCTTGGTGTTAAATAAACCCTTGTGTTTGTGTTAAAACCACCGTTTGAAATAAATCTAATTGCTCTATTTGTGTTGTCCGATGCGCTTGGTAAATTAAGTGTCATATTACCACTTGCACCACTCCACGTTAATTTTACAAGTTTGATATTTGAATACTCACTGTCTGAAAGGTTTACAGTTTGGTCTGCCGATACAGTTATGTGTGTAGGTACTAAATAATTTATAATATCGTTTACTGTACCTTTTTTAGTAGTGTCACTTTGTACAAATACTAAATTTTCTGTACCATCTAAAGCGGTTGTATTGTCTAATTGTGTAATTTTTTTATCTGCCATTACAATATAATTTTACTGTTATTCTCTTGTAGTATAAGGTCTGTATTTTCCTGTAATAAATAATCAAATTGTTTTGTTGTCGTACCTATGCCTTGCGCCCTTAAACTACCATCACAACATTTAATAGAGTAGGTATTGTCCTCACATAAACAAGCCCTGCGTCCACCTTTTGGACTTGTTCTACTTGGTGTAAAAAACTTTCTAAATCTCATTTACCTTGTCCTATATATAGTTTCTTATAGTTCTTACTTGACTTTAATTGACTTGTTTTGCTTTTAGCGTGTATGCCTTTACGTCTTACCTTTTTGCGTTCTATTTTAACCGCTACTTTTCTCATTTAATAGGAATACAATTAGGTACTAATTTACCATTTTTCATTTTCATTCCGTATTGCTCATATCCTGCGGTGCAAGGTGCTTTAAGGTCTATAAGGTCTAACTCTTTTAATTTGCTTAATGCCCAACGTTTACCTGCCTTACCACCCCATAATAAATAAGAGATAGTACCACAAGCGGTCGTGTCGCTTTCATCGTAGTATTCTTCTGCTCTTGACAAATAAGAATACATACGCTTGATAGTTTCTACGCTAATAGGTTTGCCCTGTGCTAATTGTTGCGCCCTTACCTTACCCACTTGCGTTGCACATTTGTTGTTTACTTTTTCGTTAAGTTCTAAACCTCTCTTTGCGTTGTTTCTAACCGCTTGTGGATAATCGGTATAGCTTTCAAGTATCATTTTCTTACCACCCTTTACTCGCTTATCGTTTTTTATGATGGCTCGTATCTCGCTTAATAAATACTCGGCTTCGTCTTGGTCTATTTCTTTTAATAGTTCATCACTACTAAATTCGTTTATTTTTTCCTGTGGGCGTTCCATCTTATCCGCAAAATAGCCCTCTATACTAAACCCTTTTACCTTACCTGTCTTTACAAACTCATTCCAAATTTGTTCGTTGTTTACCTTAACACTTCCAACCCACGTTCCTAATGGTAAATCCATTCCGTATTTTACCGATTTGTCGTGCACCTTGTCCTCTACCAACCAACTCTCAACTAATGATAGTCCGTTTATTTGGTATTGGTGTTCTAAGGTTGAGTTGTTTTGTTTACCTTGCATAAGGTACATTTGCGACGCTTTTAAGACAGTATCTTTTGAAAAATATATATAGTATTCATCTTCTCCGTTTCGTCTGTATATGGGCTTATTAGGTATTAATAACGCACCCATTAAAATACGCTTTTCTTTGTCTACTTCTGCAAGTTTAAATTCTTGACTTTTTAAAGCAATAAAATCTTCTTCTATTGCAGGGTTTTCCACTACGCTAATAGCTTCAATACCTATTTCTTGTTCTTCGTCTAAAATTAGTTCTACTATTCGCATATTATTATATAATGTTTTTTAATTATTTTTGTATTTATAAGGGTCGCACCCTCAACAATATTGTTTTCTAAACTCTGTGCGGTTGTTACATCATTAGCTACAACATACGCCTGTACTGGCTCTTGTGTTTGTCCTGCTACCGCTTCTGCTAATTGACTTGTTTCTGTTGCGCCTACAATATTGAATTGTGGGGGTTGTGAAGCTGCGGTTGTTGTTGGTACGCTTCCGCCTCCTTTTCCACTACTGTCTACGCTTTTAATCGCTGCAATATTTTGCGCTGCCACAGCACCTGCTAATGCAGCTTGTACAACAGGATAAGCAGGGAAGAAAGTTGTGATAGGCGATTTTTGTGCGGTTGTATATGCGTTCTGAACACCCTCAACACCACTAATTGTTGCACTTGCTAAAGCCATCGCTTTACCTATTTTACTGTCCTTACCTGCTAAATTTGCTATTTGGTCAAAAGTTCCTTTAGCATCTGCAAGTGTTTGTTCTTTTCTTAATCTCTCTAATTCTGCTTTTTCATTTATACTTTTCTTTTCTGCTTCGTCTTTTTGCTTTTGTAGTTCTAAATCCTCATCATTGAATTGCTTGTTTAATTCTAATAATTGTTCATCATAAACCCTTTTAGCTTCTAATAATAAATTATTTTTTTCTACCTCATCAGTAACCTGTCTGTCAATTATTTCTTTTTGTTCTTCATATTGTTGTAATAATTCAGCGCGTTGTATATCTCTTTCGCTTTTACCTATAAGAGCAAGTTCTTTTTGTATTTCTTTTTGTTCTCTTAATAGAGAATTTACATTTGTTTGTTGCTCACTTCTAAATCCTGTTATTTGTGCTTCAATAGCTGCTTGTTCGTTTAACGCTTCTTGATACGCTTTTTGAAGTTCTATACTTTCTTTGTTTTTCTCTAATTCTGCCGCCGCTGCTGCTACTAATATTGCAGCATTGTCTTTCATCGCTTTTTCTTGGTCATCTAAAACCTTTGCTAAGTCCTCATTAGCTTTTATCCTTTCTTCAATACTTTTGCTTTCGTCATCTCGTATCTGTCTTAAACTTTCTGCTTGTCTATCGTATTTTTCAATTAAACCTTGATTTTTAACCGCTGCCAACTCGGCTGCTTTTGCTAATTTTACATTTTCCTTTGCGGATTTTATAGTTTCGGTTGTATAGTTTTTTATTGCCTTTGTTGTTTTTTCTACAAACTCTGCGCCTTTATCAAACGTATTATTTACACCTGTTAATACGTCTAAACTCTCTTTTCCTGCGCTTTTAACATCATCTAAAGCACCTGCAAAATCGCCACTAAATACTTTCTTAACCGCACTTGCTAAATATCCTAAAGTATCTAAAAAACTTTCAAATCGTTCAACAATATTTGCCTTAATACTTTCACCTAATTCCTTAACACTCTCTAATGGGTTTTCAAATATTGCTTTGAAAAAATCTACAACTTCACCACCATTATCAACAACGAAATTTACAAAGTCATTAAAGGCAATACTTACCGCTTCAAATACAGTATTAAACGTATCTGCAACCTTTTGGTTTTGATTAAATACTTCTGCAAGTTTACCAAAAGCTGCGATAACCAAACCAATACCTGCTGCTTTTATTGCTGTGCCTAAACCCTTAAAACCTTTGCTTATACCACCTACGCCTTTTTCAGCTTTAATAGCACCTTTGTCTAATTGGTTTAATTCGTAATTAATGTTTTCAATACCTTTTACAGCATCTTTACTATCTACATTAATATCTATTGTTTTTTCTATTGCCATTTTATTTCTTGTTTAAGTGCCTTGTAACCCTCTTTTAGTGTTGTAGGTAATTTGTGTTTACCCTGTGCTATGCGGATATTTTCCGTTTCGCCATTAACGTATTTTAAGCTATCTAATATTAGTTTTATCATTAGTCTGTTGTTGCGGTTAATGTTACTGGAAATGAATATGCTTTATCTCCATCAATGTCGTATCGTGCGCTTACACCTATCTCATAAGTTGTTCCACTTTCTAATGGGTATATTTCAAGCGATAGTAACTCGTCTGGCGTCGCATAAACCCCACCATCTACATAAATTCTCGTAGCATCAGAGCCACTTGCAGGAAGCCAGCTTATAGTTATTGAGTTGCTTGATGTAGAACTGACTTGAACATTTGTTGGTCTGTCTAAATATGCAAATTGTTCGTTTGCTACGTTACTCGCAAACTCTGGTTTATTATATAATTCTAACTTTGATTTGTTGGTTAATAGGTTTGTTTTTATGCTATTAATTCTAAATACAGTATTAGCAATTATAAGTTGGTCATTTAGCTTTAATTGTGTTATTATGCTTAAAGGCAAATAAGCGTCTACTTTCAACATTCTACCTTTTCTGTCAAAAACTGTTTGCACATAATCCAAATATCCTTCTTCAAATAAATTAGTAGACGTTGAAGGGTTTGGTAATTCGCCAAACCACTCATCAGCTTCTAAACCAAAATTAAGTTGCATTTGAGTGTTCCAACCCCAAGTAAACCCACCAATGTTTGATGGTCTACGATAATTACTTGGTGTGCTTCCGTCTATTGTTAGTTCACTATTCGTATTGGCTTCATAATCAATAAAGAACAATAATGGTTCACCTATTGTTGGTTCAAACTTTTTATCTAAAAAAGCACCCTGTCCAATATATGTTAGGTTACCATCTTCATCGCTTAAACGTTCGTACATCATTTTTTCAAAAGGTATTTCTACTTTGTAAACGCTTCCGTCAAACTCTGCACTTGTTTCTGGATAATTTTCTTGAGAAAAGGGTATACCTTGTATTTCGTCTGAATACTGAACTAAAAATGTTTTTTTGCTTTTAAATTTAAACTCCATTTCTCTGTGTGGGAATATCCTTTCAACAGTTGAAGTAGACATATCCACATATTTTGTAATATCATAAGGCGTTCCTGTTCCATCTGCGCCACTTCTTATAAAAACACTTGATAATTCAACTTCAATATTATCGCCATCTTTATAAACAACACAATTAAACATTTTAAACAAACCACTTAAAAAGTCCATTACCTTCATTTCTGGCATTTGTTTACTAATGATAAAATCATTTTGTACGTTAGGACTATCAACATCATAAACCGCTGTCCATTGTACACCACCGAAAGAAATCCTTTTTGTAATTTCTAATCTTTGGGTCATCGTTATATTGCTATCCGCTTCCACTTCCAATGTAATGTCAAAAGGGTAGTTCTGGTCACTACCTATAAAATCAGTTTCTACTGAAACAGTACCGCTTGAATTACTAAACGTTTCGTTTGCATAAGTGTAATTATTAAAAGAATTAATTATCCTTACAGTAAAATCTTGCGTTGTTGAAGTCGTTACAACTGCTTTTATTTTGTATCTATTAACAGATGCAGGTGGCTGCCAAAACAAAGTTCTTACATCTTCTGATACACCACTACTCAACCCTGCATTAAACGTAAAATTATTAGGGCTGTCATCAATGTTTCTAAACCTATTGCTTGAAATTCTTGTACCCCCACCCTCTTCTGCATTTGATACAAAACCCTCATTTTTATGCAACCACATATACATATTGCTAAACTTCACTGAATTAAAAAACCCTGTTAAATTTATTTGCGGATAAGTGTTGTTAATTGCGTCAATAATTGCTCTACATCTTATTGCAGGTTTTAAATCAACCCAACTTAGTTCAGTGTCTGTTATATTATCCCTATATCCTGTGGTGGCATCTGGATAACGCATATTTTTACTGTGATGAATATTAGGCACAAGTATATCTATGCTCCCATAAGTAGAAGTAATTGAACTATCAGAGGCGGTAAAAAAGTTGGTTATGTTAGCTTGAGTATAATCAAAATTCAACGAACTTGGATAATTAAGACCAGACAATTTTGTATCGCCTAACACCTCTTTAAGTTCCACTGCATCGCCATAAAACACCACTTTATAAGCGTGTGCCTTATTGTCTTTTAATGATACGCTTTGAAATTGTATTTGTCCTTTTTTGTAATCTATTCCGTTAAGCTTTATTATAGCATCGTGCCTGTACCTTGCATCAAAACTGTTTTCAATATCAAAGTTCTCATAGTGTCTAAATAGTTTGTTATTTAGCTTAGAAGCAGGAAGATTAAATTGTTGGCTAAAAGGCGTGAACACTTTTTTAATGTCTTTTATATTTAAAACACTATCTGTTATTACGACGCTTTCATCTTCAAACAAATCTGCTCTGAAATAATCGCTTTCAATTCTGTATAAATCTGCACTTGGGAATAAATCAGCAGAAATAGTTAATTGTGTATCACTATCAATTGCGGTAATTTTTACCGTTTCTTGTGTTCTAAGGTTTGTAACAATATCGCCTACCTCAACAATCTTAGTAAATTCTGCTTGACTGTCTATAAGTTTATTTGTCGCAAAACTCTTAGCAGAGCCATTAATTCTTTTATAACCTTTTATGTAAAGTTCTATTATCTGCATTAACGTATGTTGTTTATCGTGTCAAACGCAAAATCTATTTCTATTGTGTAGTTTATTAGCTTGTCGTTTAAGTGTGTTTTGTAATTCAAACTGCTACTTGCTACGTTTATAGGAAGTGTTTTGTTGTTCTAACTCTATCCAACAATCTTCGCTTAATTGCATTTGCTTAAATACCTCGTTGTAAACCTCTGGATAAAACCCTGTATTTAGTGTTAGTTTTTCCGTACCGTTTTTAGTTAATATTTTCTGTTGGTGTCTACTTATATCATAAGCACCATTAACAATTATATTACGCTTAAAATCTTCCTTTTTAGTTGTTAGTACCTCGTTTGTTCTTTTGAAAAACCATATATCTTGTAATGCGCCGAATTTATTTACAAACGTTACTTTATAAGGTTGGTATTTACACTCCTCTATATTGTCTACAGTTAGTTTAATAACACCATCAGTAGTATCTATGTATATCGTGTCAAAGTCAAACAATGTAAAGTCGTCTACAAACTCTTGTAAACATACGCTATTCTCAAACGTTCCACCGTCTTGTATTACTCTGTTTTCGTATTCGTCTGCACCATTTACACCATTTGTAATGTATTCTATTTGCTCATCACTTTCTGTGCTACTTGTAACCGCCTTTGTGTATACTTGTTGTCCGTTTAGTTCGTATGTTACTTGTGTGGTCTTTGATGTATCTACAGGAATTGTTGCAGGTGCATCGTCTAACTTTAATACCTTAGTATTTGACTGTAATAAACCACTATCATTCTGAGGGTTTGCTTCGTCCTCATAATAACCATAACCATCAAAACCTGTTAATTGTGTGTAGCTTGTAAAACTTCCTGCGCTACCTCGTATATAGTTTTTAGTTCTGTAGTCCACCCATACATTGGCACTTGAATAATCGCCATCAAAAGTTTGTAGTATATAATCTCTAACTATCTCGCCTATTTCAAACGTTACATTATTACTTACAGCAAATGAGGTTAATTCAAACTTATTACTCCTATCGGTTGTTTGCGTCCCTGTGTATACATATAGTTCCATATCTACCTGTGATAAGTTGGTAGCACTTAGGTTTATGTAGTATGGGCTTCTTGCGTTTATTTTCATTTCTTTATGTTCAGTTGTATTTGTTTCTCTAATCCTATTGAGTATGCCTGTACTAATTCATCTGGCAAACGCTTAAACGCTGCTTCAAATGGCTTAGTAAAAAACAAACTCGGCTTTATTCCTTTCTTATATACTGCTCTTGCTATTAAGTATTGTAAACTTTGTCTGCTTAAAAACTTACCGCCCTTGCCTCTTGGTGCAATACCTTTTCTCACTATCCATTTATCAAACGCCTTTCTTGGTGGCATTTTAGTTGTATAGGAATAAGGTGTATTGTATTTCTTTTCTGTTCCGCTTACCCCTCTGTCTTGGAACATACCATAATCAGCCATTTTAAACGCCATAGAAGTTGTATCTCCTTTTTGTGATACTTCGTACCCTAAACTATTATAAAGTTCCTTAGAAGCGTTCTTTTTGCCCTTAGTTAAGTTGCTTCGGCTTTGTTGTATAACGTACTTAGCAAACTTATTTAGTTCATCTCTTAAATACTTATCTGCTAACATATATCTATATCGTTCTTAACAAACACATTAAACGTTGCACTCCACCCTGCTAAACGATTATCAAACCTTTCGTAAAATGGCTCTAATGTTGCATCGCCATCTAATTGGTATTGGTCGTTATATAGTGTGCCTTTTCTAAGCACCATTACTAATTTGTTTAGAACAGCCAATTGTGTGTTTAATATATCTTGTTCATTGTTGTTTCCTCTGAATATATCACTATTAGCTTCTTTGCTCTCATCTACTATGTCCATAGCTAAAATACTAATGTTAAACGTTAGTACCTGTTCCTGTGTTGTGACGTTGTTTATGATTATATGACTAAGTGGGAATATACTTTGTTTAGCTAAATCTATGTCGTATATATCGCCTGTTGTAACGGTGTTTACATTTACATCTTCTAATAATGTTCGTTCTATTGCTGTAGTTAATAAATAAAATCCTCTTATACCTATGTTGCTCATTCTATGCTATTTAAATTTGCTTTTTATTTGTCTTGCCTCTATTTCGTTTTTTTCTTTAGTGTATGTTAGAAATGTCAAACATTCGTGTACTCCTAATTTAGTGATATGTTCAAACTTTGTAACATCTCCGTTAGATAGTCCATAGATGCTGTTGTACCACCCCCATTTGGCATTGAAGTTAGATACTCCGCTAAGGTCTGCTCGTTCTTCTTGTCCAAACAGTTCAGCATAGCTATCGATAAGTCCTTGCCTAAATTGTAAAAAAAAACAACTGCACCTAATACAGCATCTAAAGGCATATCCTTTGCTATTTCGCTTGTGTTAGGGTCATACTCTTTTATCGTATATCTATTGCCCTGTCTGTGTTCTATTGGTCTGTATAGTACGTTTACTGCTCTGTGCAAATTGTCGTTATCGCCAATAAAGGTATCTAAGTCCACATACTCGCCAAAACTCATATCCTCAAGCGATGGGATAAACCCATACTCAACACCGTTTAATTTGAACATAGATATTAGTTGATGCTTAGTGTCGAACATACCGATGATGATACTACATATCTCTACTATGTCTGTAGCTTTCATATTTCGCACCACTATTGGTGGCACGTTGCAAAATATCTCAATGGTCTTTAGTTGTAGGTCTGTTTCGCTTAGTCCCTCTAACTTTGCATATTCTTGATACTGTCCTAAGGTTATCTCGTTTAGGGTTGTCGGTATTCTTAAATTTACATTCATATTAATATATAAACGTTTTTAAAATATTTTAGTGAACAATATACTTACCTCTATTTGGGTTTTGTAATTGATAACCTACAGCGTACCTAACCGCATCTATTAAGTGATTATACTTATCTATTGGTGTGTTTGATTTGCGTTCCAACCAACGATAGTTATTTAGTTCTTTGATGAGGTTTGTGCTGTCTGGACTTACAACAAGGTCGTAATCTTGTAGTAAACTAATTCCGTACGTTACACTCCCCTGTCCTTTAATTGATGGCTTTACACTACACCCTTTTGCTTTTAGTTCTGTTATTAATCGTGGCTCTGCGCTATCGCCTATTATTAAACCATCTCTTGCGTGTTTTAAATTAAGTTCAGCTATTTGTGAAGTTGTTAATCTTGGTAGGTATACGCATTCCTTTAAGTATATTGTTTTAGTGCTTGTATCTATGTTTGTTTCTATTAGTGTTGTAGGGTCTGCTGCAAAACCGTAATCTTGACCCCATACGCTTACACCCTTTCTTTTAAACTCGCCTATTGTCCAATTATTAAATATAACCCCCTCTGCTTTGTTTAGCCACGCACCTAACATTTGTTGTTTGTACTTCTCTGGTCTACGTTGTCGCATTTGTTCTATCTGCTCTATGTAGCTTTTAGAGAGGTTGTCTATGTTGTCTAAGTATGTGGTGTGTATGTAGGTTGTATTGCCTTTGGTTATATTACTTCCTTCCTGCACCCCTCTATCCTCAAAGAAACGTTTGTATATAAAATGCTCTTTAGTTGTTGGGTTTAGTATTAGGATAACCCTGTTTTGTTTACCTTGTTGTCTTACCGATAAATCAATAGTATCAAACTTCTGTTCGTCTGTTAGTTCTTCCGCTTCATCAACCACCCAAGTTGTAATACCTTGTAATGATTTTAGGTTTGCGGTTTGGTCGCCACTTGAGGTTTTTATACCTCTGAATATTATCTTACTTCCTGTCTGTTTGTTTATTATCTCGTCTTTAGTTATGTGGAAGTGTTGTGTAAATCCAAACAATTCTAACTTGTCTATAAATTCTGGTATGATGGATATGTATGCAGAAGTTAGGGTGTAGCGTGTAAACAGTATTGTATGTCCTGCTTCGTATGTTAGCATCACCAAAAGGGCGTTCACTGAAAATGACTTACCAGACCCACGCCCACCACTTACAATATAATACCTACTGTTTTCGCCTACAATAGTTTTGTATTTGTTATGTACGTTAATCAACGAATTTAATTAAATCTCTAAAATTGATGTTTAAGCCCTCTGAACTGTTTATGTCTACACTATCTTTTGGTTTGCCATACCTATAACCTAAATACAGTTGTAACGCTCTCATATCGCCTTTAGCTACTAACTCGCCTAACTTTGACAATGCTTCGTCTTTGTCTATTATAGCGTCTAAGCGTTCTATTAGTTTTTGTTCCTGTGCCTTTGGTTTTCTTCCTGCGCCTTGTCTTGCGCCACCATTATTTTTTCTTTTGTCCATAATTGAAAAAAGATTGTTTAATCAATCTACTAATATATAAACATAATTATATTTTTTTAGCAGAGTACAGGGTTTTTAACAGGTCTGTTTAATGTAGCACCTTTTACTTCTTTTATTTTCTTTTGTGGTTTAGTAGTTGCTATTAATTTGTTGTATACCTTTAATCTTGTGTTTATAAAGTTTTCTAATGTGTTATCCTCCCACTTGCTTACTATGTCTATTAGGTCGTTTATTAGTGCTTCTTTATATGTCTTAGGGTTTTGGTTTTTAAGCGTATCTGCTATTGGCTTTATTTTCTTTTTAGTTGCACAGGGTTGTATAGGTAAATCAAAGTCTTTTATTATTTGGTTGAATACCCTTTTATCTCGTTCCTGTAATACTTTAAAATCTCTATAATGATATAACGCTGCATCGTGTTTTAGCCCTATTTCTTTCCCTAATGACTGAAACGTATATCCTAATTCTCTTGCAAGTCTACAATACACTTTTCTTGCGTATGAGTACTCACGTTGTCTATTGCGTTCTGATATATCAAATTTATAGTATTTGTTTAGTTCTTCTTTAAGTTGTTGTAGTGTCATTATTCTATCTTTGTAAATTCTGCGGTTTCTGTTTCGTTTATTTCTTCTTTGTTTTCAAAATACTTATCTACTAAGGCATCTATCATTACAAGTTCGTCAATAGAAGCTGTTTTTATTTTGTGTATTAAGCTATCTATTTTGTTGAGGACGTTTATGCACATCTCTGGGTTATTGTGATATACCGTGTTAAACCCCTCTTGATATACTTCTTCTAATAGTTTATTAGTCTTGCCTACTTGGTATTTTATGTTTTGTCTAAACGCCTTACTTCCTTTTAGTTCATCGTTTGCTTCCAAAAGTAATTGTGCTATTAGTACACTCTTTAAGTAGTTTAGGTGCTTGTCTGATATTACTTCGTTTATTACTTGTTCTTCTCTATCCATTTTTCTTGTTCGTTTCTTATGTATTCTATTTCACGTCTTAAATAATCTGCAGCTTTTTCTAAGTCCTTTAATTCACTTTCTTTTTTACCTGCTCTGCAAATATACTTAATTATATTACCTCTGTTAAAATTAAGGTTGTAATCTTTTATAAAGTCTATAACGTCATAGCCCTTACCATTCTCATAGTGTAAATATGTTGCTCTCATATTATTGCATTATCTAATTGTTGTATAAGGTGTCGTATCTCACTACGTTCAAACTTGCCTGTAATCTCTGCATTGTACGTTTTAAACGATAAGTGGTACATATCTTTTTCTGTATCGCCTTTTTTTTCTTTTTTTCCTAAATACTCAATCTTTAAATCAAATTTCATAGTTTATTTATTGTATGTGTTTATACCATTTGCGAATACGCTTTGTATTCGTTCTTTTTCTGTTTGCTCTTGCTATATCTTTTTTTAGCATATCTTCATCAGTACAAGGTATGAATTTTATTTTATCCTTTTTCATAACTCCCCTGTTAAACAATAGTTATCTAAATCTGCACCCTCTATAAAGAATTGATTATATAGGTGTAGTGCTTTTTCTACTTTTTCTTCGCCTCTAAAGTAAAATTCTTCTGAACAGTTAAATATACCAATATCTAAACTGCCTTTGTCCAAAGCTAAGAAATAAAAGTCTTTGTACTCTTTTTGGAATAGGTTGCAATACAAATAGCATTGTACATCATATCCGTACTTGTTAGCACTCCAACTAAAGTCTTTTATGTTTGTAGTAGTTTTTAAGTCTACTATTCTATTTGCGCCTAATACATCTGCCTTACCTCTAAAGGGCATATCTAATACGTTGTCTATTGCAGGTATTTCAAACTCCGCCTTTGTAATTAGTTCCTTTGCGTGTTCGTTTCTATAAAACGCATCTACCAATCTATCCGCATCGTTCTTTTCTTTCATTGTAAACACTCTTGGATTTTCTGCCTTAGCTTCTCTAAATTTCTTTGTGTTCTTGCTTTGAACATCTATAAAGGTTTGTGCTGCGAAAACCTGTGGCTCTAATATAGCGGTGTGGAATAGCCACCCATCCCTTAGTGCTTGACTTGTACCACTACCATACTTCAAGCTAAAATTGTATGTCTTTGGGCTTGATAGAAGCTGTTTTAAGCTACTACTACTCAAAGCAAGGGTGTTTAGTTCCCCATAGTAAAACTCGTCATCTTCCATACGCTTAAGCAACTCTGCTCTGTCGTAATATTTATTGTCTAATAGTTTTATTTTATTCAAGGTCATAATTTTTACAAGTTTCAGAACAGTATGTTTGTCCGTTGGTTTCTGTGTCGCACATTCTACAGGTGCTTATTTCGTCTGGTGCATCTATGTAATCGTCCCAAATATTCATATTTCGTATTGTTTTAATTTGTTTTCTAATTCTTCTATTTGTTCTCTTTGTTTTTGTATCATATCGTTTTTTTGTTGTCTAACTAATGTTATCCTTTTGCGTAATACCTCAACCTCTGTTTGTTGTCCGTTTACAAACATACCTATTTCGTTCATTGCCTTTACGCAATTTCTAAGGTCGGTGTTTAATGGCTTGGCATCTTTCCACTCCATTATCTTATCGGCTAACCAATTAAACCACAAATGATATGCTTGTTTCTGTAATAAATCCATTAGTAAAAAAGTCCAACTATAAACCCAAGAATAAATGTTACTGTTGCAAATAGTATTATAGATAAACGAATAATATATGCTCTTGCTTCTTCTTTTTCTTGTTCTTGTTTTTCTAACTCTTTTTGAGTGTAAACCTCAATCCTGTTTTTGCGTGTTTGGATATGTAATCCTGTTTTTGTTTTCTTCATTTTATTGTATGTTAAATATTATACTTTTTATATATAGTTCTCTATTCTCTAAATGCTTCTTAATACGCTCTGTTAAACTACCTTTTGTTTTTAGGTGTATAAGTGTAGCTTGTATCTGTGCTAACTCTTTTTTTAAATCTGTT